GCTTTGCTAATGCTGCAGTTAAACCTGAAGGTTCTGGCGTAACTTTTGACAATGCTCAAGAGACTTACACAGCTAGATACACTATGGAAACTGTTGCGCTAGCGTTCGCAATCACTGAAGAAGCGATTGAGGACAACCTGTATGATAGACTTGCGTCTAGATATACAAAAGCGTTAGCTAGATCTATGGCGAATACTAAACAAATCAAATCAGTAAATCCACTGATCAATGGTTTCGGAGGTGGTTTCACTTCTGGAGATGGTGTACAATTATTTAGTACAGCTCACCCAACGATCGCTGGAACTGTGTCAAATACTTTGGCTACGCAGGCTGACCTTAATGAAACTTCATTAGAGCAATCTTTAATTGACATTGCTAAAATGACAGATGAAAGAGGTCTTAAAATTGCTGCTAGAGGAATGAAAATGATCGTTCCTTCTGAGCTTCAATTTACTGCTGAAAGACTTATGAAGTCTCAAGGTAGAACAAGCACAGCTGATAACGATATCAATGCAATCGTTTCTATGGGAATGGTTCCTCAAGGTTACAGAGTGAACAATTTCTTAACTGATCCTAATGCGTACTTCTTCATTACTGATGTTCCTAACGGAATGAAGTATTTTGAAAGAACACCTATTAGAACAGCAATGGAAGGTGATTTTGATACTGGAAACGTAAGATACAAAGCTAGAGAAAGATACAGATTTGGTGTATCTGACTATAGAGGTATCTTCGGATCTTCAGGAGCAAGTTAATCGTAATTTTTTGTGGCGGGACATAGTCTCGCCACAATTAACTGATAGAAAGAATAATGGTAAAATTTCTAGTAAATATCTGGGCGTATGATCATCACGCTACATTTAACGTTATGGCTAATGACAACCCAGCCTCACTAGAACAAGCTATACTTGACAAGTTGGGAGAAAAAAGTATAGTTTGGGAATATCTTGGAATATCTTATGATAACAAGATAAACAGAATAACCTATGAGGAGGTTATAGATGGAAAAAATGATGCAACACTTACAAGACCTTTACCAACAAAAGAGGGGTCTAGATCTACAGTGGGAGCAAGAGCATCTTAAAGAGGGTAGATATACTCTCGATATGGTTAAAATAGATCGAAAAGTTAGAGATGTTTTAAGTCATATTAAGATGGCAGAAGCGCAAAGAGAACATATGCGTAATAAAGTTGAAGACTCTGCTCCGCAAGTTTCCGTAGCTACTTAAACAAAAAGCTACATCGTTGGAAAAATTCACTCCACACTACAGGCTCTCTTGCACTCTACTAAAAACTAGTGTATAAAAAACTCACTGTATAATTTAATTAGTTTACATAGACGCGTACAGTCGACGGCCTAGAGACTATGTAGACGGAAACTAGGAGAATAATACTATGGCAAATACAACCTTTTCAGGACCGGTCATTTCTAAAAATGGCTTTATTAATACAGGCCCTGGATCTACAGTAGCAATTAATTCTACTGGCTTAGGTGCTAGCGGTTTAGCTTTAACTGTTAACGACCACGCTGGAAGAATTTTAATTTCACAAGACGCAGATGGTATCTATGCATTACCTACAATTAACGCTAGCGCTAATGGAGGAACTGCAGGATCAACTGACTACAACAACCCAAACAACATTGGTGCAAGTTTCTACTTTTATGTAGATACATTAGCAACTGATCTACAAATCATAACTGACGGAACTGACAAGTTTACAGGTGCAGCTATGATTGCAGTGAATGATGGAAGTAAAAAAGCTTTCTTCCCTGGCGCATCTAATGATGTTCTTTCTATGAATGGAACAACAACTGGTGGGATCGTTGGATCTGTAATTCAAGTTACAGCGTTAGAAACTGCTCAATACTTGGTGCACAATACTTTGATTTTAGGATCAGGAACTATTGTTACACCATTTAGCGATACGTAATAAATAATTAGTGTGGGGCTTCGGCCCCACATATAAATTTTAAGGAGATAAAAATTATGTCAACATTTGGATCAGCAATTGATGGAGTTGCAACTAACGTAACTACTGAAACTAAAACTATTCAAACTGGAAGAACTAGAGTATATGGAGTTCATGTATCTGGTCCTAACCAAGCTGGAGTCTTAGATCTTAAAGACGATACAGTTTCAAAAGTAAAAATAAATAAAGGTGCTCATATTCATGATATGACAGTAAATTTTCCTGTACCGATTTTATTTAAAACTTCAGTGGTTTCAGGTTTTACTACAGAGCAGATTACAGCTATTACTGTTTTTCATAGCGGCGGAAGTAACTCGTAGGAGGCAACTTGGCTTTTTCAGGCACAACTACATTCGAGAAAACATTCTCGATCGACGATATTATAACTGAAGCTTTTGAAAGATTAGGTTTCTTTGATTACTCAGGTAATGACCTGCGTTCAGCTAGAAGATCATTGAACATAATGCTTCAAGAATGGGACAACAGAGGTATTCATTTTTGGCAAGTTAGAGAACACGCATTTAGTTTAGTTAATGGTCAAAACGAATATGTAATTTTTAGATCACCAAGTGATGGTGCATCAGATGGAATTACAACTACTTTAACGTCTGCTATACTTTCAACTACTTTAACTATTCCTGTTGCTTCTGTGGTTCAAATGCCTGCTTCAGGTAAAATAAAAATCAATAACGAAATAATTCAATACAGTTCTATTTCAGGAAATAATTTAATTGTTGCTTCAACAGCTGATAGAGGAATTGATGATACAACAGCTGCTGGTCATGCACAAAATGATTCTGTAAATAACTTTGTAAATATGGCTTCTGATCTTTTAGAATCTAGTTACAGAACTGCTGCTAATGTAGATTCACCTTTATCAAAAGTAAACAGATCACAGTATTCAGCTTTTTCAAATAAAACTTCTACAGGTCAACCTTCTCAATATTGGGTACAAAGATTCATAGATAGAGTTACAGTAACTTTATATTTAACTCCAGGTACTTCTCAAGTTGGAGATTATGTTTTCTTTTATTACTTACAAAGATTACAAGACGCAGGTAAATATACTAACGAAGCAGATGTAGTTAATAGATTTGTACCTTGTATGTGCGCAGGTTTAGCTTACTATGTATCACAAAAGAAAGCTCCTCAACGAACACAAGAAATGAAATTACTTTACGAAGATGAATTACAAAGAGCATTAGCTGAAGACGGTTCATCTGCTAGTGTTTACATATCACCTAAAACTTATTATCCGGAGATCTAATGGCAAAGTTTGCAAAAGGGAAACACGCTTTAGCAATCTCTGATCGAAGCGGACTAGCTTTTCCGTGGAAAGAAATGGTTACAGAATGGAATGGTCAGTTTGTACATTACTCAGAATACGAACGTAAGCAACCACAGTTAGAACCAAAACCATTTGTTGCTGATCCACAAGGTTTAGAAACTGCTAGACCTGCAAGAACAGAATTTGGAACTACAGATTTTTTACCTGAGAATCCATTTACAACAGCTTTAAGTTCAACTTTAGTAACTGTATCAGAACCAAATAGCGCAAGAGTAAATAATGACATTGTAAGATTTCAAGCAGTTAAGTCTCAAACTGTTGGTGGTGTAGCAAAATCTACATTAGAACTAACTACAACTTTAGCTTCAAACATAACTGCAACTGACACAACTATTTCTTTAACAGATGCTTCAGCTTTTCCTACAGCAGGATTTTTTATGATTGAAAAAGTAGATGTATCAGATGATGGAGATTCTTATTTTAACAATGAAGTTATTCAATACTCTGGAAAATCAAGTAATGATTTAACAGGATGTGTAAGAGGAACTAACTCACAGTTTAGAGGAGTCTTACCTAAAAACACAACTGCTAGCGCTCATAATTCAGGTGCAATTATTGTTGGTGGTTATTCAATAACTATGATACAAACAACTCAACAACAAGCAGGGCAACCTTCTACAATAACTTTAGAAAATAGTTATACGTTTAACTTGGTTTCAAATGCTTCGAGTACAGAAACAGGAGGAGGTATTCAAGTCTTAGCTGGACCGCTGGATACTAAACAAGGATGACATACGACGAATTAAAAACAAAAATTAGAGATTACACAGAAGTTGGATCAACAGTATTATCTGACACTATTTTAAATGGTATTATTCTTGATGCAGAATACAGAATATTTAGAGATATAGATTCTGATAATAACAGAAAATATGTATCAGCCAATCTAATAGCTTCTACAAGATTTATTGACGCTCCTACAGATGCTTTGATTATTAGGTCTGCTCAAATTGTAGACTCTGAGTTAGCTGATGGAAATACTAATCAAGACAGAGAATTTCTACAGTGGAGAGACACAAGTTTTATGTCTGAATTTAACCCAACTGCTGTCACTGGAGTACCAAAATATTATAGTTGGTGGGATGAAACTAGAATTATTGTGGCTCCTACCCCTGATCAAACTTACACAATTCAATTAAATTATATCTTGAAAGATCCCGGATTATCGAGTACAAATACAACAACATATATAAGTCTAAACTTTCCCAATGGACTTCTGTATGCATGCCTTGTCGAGGCTTATGGTTTTCTAAAAGGACCACAAGACCTCTTGCAATTATACGAACAAAAGTATAAACAAGTAGTAGAAGGCTTCTCTATTGAACAAATGGGAAGAAGAAGACGAGATGAATATCAAAGTGGTGTTCCTCGTATAGGTAAATAGGAGAATAAATTATGGCTATAACACAAGCAATTGCAAACAACTTTAAAAAGTTATTACTAGAGGGTGATTCTAATTTTTCAAACT